GCCTATCCGGTTGAAGTGTGGGAAGAAATACGGCAGGACTACCATTTAGGCCTACTAAGTATCGCAGCTATATCAAGGCGTTACGGACCGAGCAGGCAGGCCATTATGAAAAAGGCCGACCGGCTCGGATGGCATCGAAAGTTAGCCGAAGATGTTAGAAACGCGGTCCAAAGGAAAGGGATCGAGGCGGAGTTACAGCAAGAGGTTACAGAGGCCAATTATGACGAGGCGATCGAGGACTATGGAAAGTTAGGCGCCGGCATCATAGGAGCTCACAAGAATTTATTTAGTAGAATTCTCCAACAGGTTGATGTAACCCTATCCGATTTAACTCATTCCCAGGGCATTATGGAAAAGCTCGCAAAAGGTGATCGCGTGAAAAAGGTAACAGTTATGGCGGCCAGCCTGGCGCTCAGAGAACGCAACAATTTAATGCGGACCGTCGCGCATGTTTTAGATAGGATCATTCCCCTGCAGCGGCAAGCATTTAACTTGGATGAGTCCGGATCCGGATCTGAAACGGTAACCTATTATATCATAGGCGACTTAGACAAACCGATCGATGCGGGCATGGCCAAGCTGAAAAGCGCCTAAAACCCTGATAGTAGGACAAGCGGTACTTGTAGATCGTTCAACCACGGCCATCTGGCGAGGCCGGTTTTCGCGGGTTTTCACCAAAATAGCGGATAACAGGAAAATGACTGATAATTCCTTGAAAATAAGTCGGCGGCAGTTCATGGCCAAGGCTGGTACAGGAGTACTGGCGGCATGCCTGGCGCCTGGGATGCTGGCAGCAGCCGGCCGGAATGTCGCGCCGGTTGTGCCAGGCAATCCTATATTCACTGGCGCGATCGGAAGGTGGGAAGGTTTAACGATCCATGAGAACCAAGCACTTGAAGATTATAAATTTTTCACTGGCGATCAATGGAGCAAGGCGCAACACGAAATGTTTACCAGGGGCCAGGCGGCCATAAAGGTCAATACAGGAAAAAAGGCCGAATGGATCCCATATCAAAAAATTTATCCGGAAAGGATAGCCGGCAGCAAAAGGAGAGGATAATTCCATGCGGAGATTGAATTGTCTTTATCTGCGATACCAAAACCGGAGGCCGGCGAGGAACAAGTCACTTATGATGCCATACCGACAATAAGGCAATTTCATAAGTCCGGCGCCTCTATGCGGGCGGTTGTCGGTCCGGTCGGATCCGGCAAGACAACAGGCGCGGCATGGGAAGTATGCCACCTTATCCCCTGGCACCTTTACAAAATCCTAAACATCAAAGAGTGCAAATTTGTTGTTGTCCGCAATACCTATTCAGAGCTCCGAGATACCACTCAGGCCACCATTTTTGAGTGGTTTGGTTTTGGTACCTTTCTAAAGCAAGAACAGAAATACACGATAAAGCACCCCGACGGCCCCACCGTAACCCTACTGTTTAGATCCTGCGATCGAGAGCAAGACGTTAAAAAGTTTAAGTCCTTAGAGATAACCGGCTATTGGATCGATGAGTCAATCGAGGTAGCTGACTCAATCAAGAGGATGCTTAAAAATAGGATCGGCCGATTTCCGAAGATGAAAAAGGCGGTCCAATGGTATAAAGAGAAATTCGGCACTATTCCCGATGAGTGGATCCTGGGTGATGATGGCCTACCAGCTCCGAATGGAAATGAAACAGTGCCCCTGCCTCGATTTGGCATTGAAACGACGAACCCGCCAGACATTGAAATGCCCACCTACCACCAATTTGCATGGCAAACCATTGTGCCTGGGCCCATACCAGAGAAAGAACCACTGGCGAACCATGAGGGATTCTGGCAGCCCCCAAGAGAAAATGAAAAGTACCTGCGCCCTGGATATTACAACGATCTGATTCTGGATTATAAGGATACGCCAGATTGGATCGAAATGTATGTTGAAGGCAAGCCAGGTGTACTGGTTAAGGGCAAATTGGTTTACTATAATTTCCGGAGGGATCTGCACCAGGCGTCAGCACCTTTGATCTGGACCGGCCCGGGCACATTGTACCGCGGGTGGGATAACTCCGGAAACGTGCCTGCCTGTATCGTAGTCTATAATCCGTCGGCCCTGCAGTACCATGTATTAAGGGAATTCTGTCACGATAAGATGGGCATAATCGATTTTACTAAATGGGTTGTGGAAAAATGTAACGTGGAATTCCCTAATGCCGAGTGGGTGGATTATGGGGATCCGGCCGGCGCGGCCAAGTTTAGCAAGAAAGAGGGCGGGTTTACCAGCAACGCCATATTAATGGCCGGCGAGGGTGTAAATGTTGAGAGCTCCGAGCAAAACTTTACGGCCAGGACGCAGGCCGTCGATGGGATCCTGGCCAGGATCGATGGTTGTCTTATTAGTCCGATTTGCACCAGGTTATTAAATGGATTCTTAGGCGGTTACCACTATAAGGAAATAGCCACCAGCGGCGAGTTTTTCGATGATCCGGATAAGAACCGGCATAGCCATATCCACGATGCTTTTCAGTATGTCATGGTCCGCATGGTAGGCAATAAACCCAAACGACGCGGATCCGAGAAATGGAAACGCAGGCGCCGCACAGCTATGAGCGTCTAACAAAGGGAGGATACCCGATGCACCTGTTAAAATCGATTTTGATTGTCATTATGATTTGCCTGGTGGCCACGATTGCACCGGCAGCCGAAAAGCAACTCACTATTGAATGGCAACAGGCCGAGGACGATTTGCCGGACCTGGCCAGGTGGGAATTGTTTATGAGCCTGGATCCGGATTTACCTTTCGATCAATGGGCCTTGCAAGGGCCAGTGCCTTATGATGGCAATCCGGCCAGCTGGTATGATGCTACCTTTACAATCACAGTGCCAGACGGAGCTGAAACGGCCACCTGGTTTAAAATGACGGCGATCGATACCGGCGGCCTTACGAGCGCACCCTCGGAGCTACAAGAGGGCGCCCCTACCGTTATCGATTTTAAGCCACCGGCAGCAGTGGTAGATCTCGCTGCAGTTTATGACAACCAGCCCAAAACCGTCACGCTAACCTGGTCGACGGATCCGGACGATACCGATATAGCGACGCAGGAAGTTTTCAAAGCGACTGCAGCCGGCGGGCCCTATACCTCAATAGGCCAGGGATCGAGCCCCTTTGTGTACCAGCTGCAGCCCTCGGACTCCGGCAAGTGGATCTATTTTGTTGTGGTCCTAACCGACAACGACGGCAATTTTTCACCTAACAGTAATGAGGCGGCGGTTAAATTGTCGATGGGGATCCCTTTCGGCCTAAAGGTCACTGTTTTAGCTCAGTGATCGCACAATAGCAGGAGGCTATTGAAAATGGAGATAGCAACAGAGCTCGGATATTATAAGCGGCAGCCGGTTATCCTGGTCAAGCCTGCAGTGGAAAGGAACATTCCCATAATTGGCCAGAAAACCGTCAAACCCCGCTTTTTAGTCAGTATGGGCCAGCTGCATGAGTGGTCAGAGGACCATAACGCGACGTTTGAGCAGCATCTAATGAGGATCGGCTACCAGATCTATGCTCTTTTTGACCTGGGAGTGCCAACGTCGCGCAAACTGGCGGATATTGCCCACGCTATTCAATCGAGGATTGACGATCTATTGAAGATGCCACCCTTAGATCCAGTTTATAAGCAGGTGGGCGAGGCAACTATCACGGCAGCCGGCGAAACCTTTAAGCAGGGCATAAAGGATGAAGTAAATGGCGACGGATATAAACAATATAGCAACTGATAGGATGAACGATCCGGATTATGGCTACAACCAGGGCCTATCCAAAGAGGAAGAATTAGCACTCGCGGGTTTTTCAGATGAGGAAACGGCCAACGCGGCCGCGGTCCGCCATCCTTATGATAGTGATGAGGTAACGCTCACCAGGTACCGGCGCCTTAATGGATGGTACAAGCGCGAGCGCCAGCTGCAGGGTGATTTCCGGATCGAACAGATGAAAGACCATAAGTTCTATGATGGCGAGCAGTGGGAGGAGGACGATAAGAGCGGCCTGAAAGCCAGAGGTCAAAAGGCCAGCGTTTTCAATCAGATCAAGCCGACTTGTGATTGGGTGATCGGCACCGAGAAACGAACCCGAATTGATTATTTGGTTTTACCCCGGGGTAAAGAGGACCGGCCCCTGGCGGAAACGAAAACCAAGATCCTTAAATATGTATCCGACGTTAATAAAGAGCAATTCCATAGATCCAGGGCCTTTGAGGATGCTGTTAAATCCGGCGTAGGCTGGTTAGAGGCCGGCGTTAAATCCGACATTGACGATGAGCCGGTATTTGTAAGGTGGGAAGATTGGCGTAATATCTGGTGGGATACCCTGCACGTTGAGCCAGATTATACAGATGCCAGGTATTTATTCAGATCCAAGTGGGTTGATTTTGATATAGCGGCCTCGATGTTTCCGGATCGAGTCGATATTGTCAAGCTGGCAGTGCAAAAGGATGATCTGTACTGGCAGGAAGAAGATCAGCAGATCGATGTTGATCCGGTCGAGGGCGAGGCTGGATTTGCCTTAGAGCTATCCGGAGATACAGGCATAACAACCTGGTCAAGAAACAGAGTCCGGTTGATTGAAGCCTGGTATAAAGAACCGATGCGCGGCAAGGTGATGAAAGGCCGTCAGATCGGCACCCTAAACGGCGTCATGTATGATGAGAAAAACGAAAACCATCAAATGATAGTTCAAGAGGGCCTGGCCAGCACAGTAGATGCAATCCGCATGGGTGTGAGGGTAATGATCTTTTGCAGCCGCGGCGTTTTGCATGATGGGCCCACACCATATAATCATAACCGGATCCCTTTCATTCCAATTTGGGCCAACCGTAAAAAGGTCGACAACTCACCTTATGGCATGATCCGCCAGCTGCGCGATCCGCAGGAAGATCTTAACAAGCGCAGATCCAAAGCACTGCACATATTGAACACGCGCCAGGTGGTAGCAGATGAAAACGCCACCGATGATTGGGATGATCTCAAAGAGGAAGTCGATCGGCCAGATGGATTGATCCGGTTAAAGCCCAACACACGCTTTGATTTCACTACCGATATTTCCCTGGCCGGGGAACACATTATGTTGATGAACCAGGACGCCGAATATATCGAGCGGACCGGCGGCGTCAATGATGAAATGATGGGCAGGCAGACCAACGCCATAAGCGGCAAGGCCATTACCGCCAGGCAAGAGCTCGGCACTACCTTAACAATGACCATGTTTGATAATCTCCGGCTGGCCTTTCAGCTGGTAGGCGAGATCAAGTTATCCCTCATCGAACAGTTTTACACCGAAGAAAAAACTATCAGGATCCAGGGAGCTCCGAGCCAATATGATTTTGTGGATCTGAATTACCAGGATCCGGATACCGGCGAAATGCTAAACGACATAACCGCCAGCCAGGCGGATTTTGTTATTGATAGCCAGAATTTCACGGCCACCATGAGGCAGGCAGCCTTTGAGCAATTAACCAAGATGCTTGAAAAATTGCCACCGGACTTAGGTATGGCATTACTCGATATTGTTGTGGATATGTCCGACGTACCTCTAAAAGAGGCATTAGTGCAAAGGATCCGCGATATAACCGGTCAAAAGGATCCAAGCAAGGATCCCCAGGATCCAGAGGAAGTGGCAAAGGCCGAGGCCGAGGCAGCCGAGCAGGCAAAGCAAAAGGAATTGATAGAGGCAATCCAGATGCTTGAAATTCGATTGAAAGAGGCCCAGGCCGGCAAGACAGAGGCTGAAATTGACGATATAAGCATTAAAACACAAGTGAGCGCCGATAAGATAGGCGCCGAAGTTGAGAAGATCGAGGCCGAAACGATGGCCACCGAAACCTCAGTCGAGCTGGCCGATGAGGAATTAGACTTTAAAAAGGCCGACGCAGCAGCTGGCAGGCAGATTGATAGGGCCAAAGTCCTGGCCGATATTGAAAAATCTAAACGAGATTCATTAAATAAGAACCGATCGGAGATAAACCCAAATGCCAAGACCAAGACCACAAAGAAAGCAGTTTAGCGCGAATGGAGTAAGGAGCGCCGGCCGGCGCGGCGAGCAAATGGCAGCAGCTGGCGGCATGGCCAGGAAAGTAGCACCTGGCGGCCAGGAAGTAGGACCGAGCAGAGGGCGAGGATTTGGCCGCGGCGGTCCACAAGGCCGGATGCTCGGCCGCGGAGCTCCGACGCCGGATATGGAACCCGGGCCAATGGTGGGCCCTATGCCAGGCCGGAAGTTGGCAACCGGATCAAGGCCGACAATCGAGGGCCCAACGCCAGGCATCGAGGCACCTATTCCCCAAATTGGACCGGTACCCCGAGGCGTACAGGATGCAGGCGCCGGAGCTGGCGGCAAGTTGACCAGCGGATCCGGTGTGCCAAGGCCAGCGGCCGGACCTATGCCAGTGGCCGGAGCCGTCGAACCAGGAGCGGGAGCAACCGCGCAAGGCCTACAAGCCAGGATGCAGGCACAAATGGGCGGCGGTCCGCCAGGCATTAGACCAATGGGCCCAGGGCAGGTCGGCGTAGCACCCATACAAAACAGATCCTTAATGGCATCCCGAATGGGCCAGCGGAAAAAACCAGGGCGCGGCCGGTTTTATACAGGAGCATAAGCCATGGCAGCACCAAAACCCAATCCAAAAAAGACAGCGAGCCCAGGCAAAACGGCAGCGATCGCAGCCAGCCGAGCAGCCACAAAGGCACAAACGGCCCCAGGTACAGAATATAAGGCTGATCGAGCAGCGAAAAAGGCAGCCGCAGCCGCGGCACCGGCAGGAGCACCGAGCGCAGGCGGAGAAACCGCGGAAGAAAAGCGCAAAAAGCGCCTGGCCAAAATGCAGGCCATGACCGCAAAGCTAAGAGAGCGCAGACAAAGCAGATCTGTAATGGGCTCAAACCTTAACCCTTTTAAAAAATAAGGAGATTTATTATGTCAGGCGAGGGCACAGCACCATCACAACACAGCAGGAAACCCCAAAAGGATGATATGAGCGGCAAACCGGCAGGCGGACAAACCGCAAGGGCAACCGCGACCGATCGCGGATCCGGCACCACCACTGGCAAGAGCCCGAGTAAAAAGAACGTGCCTGGTAAAAATCCAGTCCACAACAAACGCAAATACTAAACCAGTACACAACAAGTGGATACACAACAAGCGTAAATACTAAACCGGAGCATGTACCATGCCATTATCTAAAAAGGGCAGCAAGATTAAGGCCGCTATGGCCAAAACCTATGGACCGGAAAAAGGCGAGCAGGTTTTCTATGCCAGCGTGAATAAGGGCACGATCAAAGGTGCCAAAAAGCCTGGTTATAATCCCGGTGAACGCCATGCGCGCATGAAAAAGATGCACAAGAAGATGATGGGCGGCCGGCATCCGATGAGCGCAACGATGCACAAAAAGATGATGAAAGAATACTAAAACCATCTATAAAGGAGTGATGTTATGGCAGATCCGACCCAGGAAGAAATTGATAAGGGTGTACGCGCAGCCGGCAGAATCGGCGCCGAGTCTGGCAGCGAGGCCTTGAAAAAACAGACAAAGAAAAAGCGCGGCATTGTTGATTTTGCTAAAGGCCTTTACGGCGCTTATTTGAAAGGCCGTAAAACGATGGCAGAAACGCGACCGGTAACAGGCGTCCGCAGAGTCGAGCCTGTACCGCCAAAGGAACCAATCACGACAACCCCGCCCAAAAAGAAAAAGAAACCTGGCGGAGTCGGCGCCGTGTTGAGCTTGATCGAGGAACGAAAGCGCCGGCTGCGTGAGGCACTTGGCGA